TGCGCCCGGCACCAGTAAATCCTGATGACCGCGCAATGCCGATTCTCTGGCTGCTTGCAGTCATCGTCACCGAGCCATCACCGTGGAAGTTGGCAGATCCCGTTGAGAATGCGTATGTCCAGCCGGAGGAAGTCAGCGATGGATTCGTACCACTCAATCCGCCGAATGCGGTGTTGAAGTAGAGATTCTGTCCCGCATACTCCACCAACCCCTGCGAGTTGATGAAGGTGGCGTTGGTGCTGCGCGTGAACGTCAGGCGCGGGTCGAGGACGCCCGTGGTGAAGTCGAGCGAGAGCGTGGAGCCGTCGCCACCCTCCACCGGGAGCGTGCGCTGCCGACAACGCTCGACCGGGTCAGAGCCGAGCAGCCATGTCCGGTTGCGTGCGTGCATCAGATGAACCCGATGAGGGCGTTGGCGGTCGGGGCGGACGCTGCGCTCATCGCGATTTCGACCAGTTCGGCGCCGCACAGATCGACGATGATGAACCCGCCGTGGGCAGCACCAGTGTTGCCGTTGTAGATTTTGCAGTCCCCAAAGTTCTTGACGTAGGTCAAGCCGAGGAATCGGCTGGTTCCGTTCACGGTCGTCCCGGTCGCTCCTGCGGTCACGGTGCAGGTCGTCAGCAACTGGGGACGCCAGAGGCCGTCGTCTCCCCTGTTCCAGCCGATCACGTGCAGGTTGACTGTTCCACCAGTTGCGCTCGACGCCGTCTGGATCTTTGCGTAGTTCAGCCGCGCGCCAAGGACGATCCGGCTTCCGGCGTAGTTGTTGCCGACAACGTCGGCAAGCGTCGTAGGAACGGTGGTGGTTGCGTTCTTGACCGTCAGGTTTCCTGAAGTCGGAAGAATGATGTCGGACGGGGACGCCACCTCCAGCGGGGCAGTCAGCGTCCGGGTTGCGGTGATCGTGGGATTCAGTCCAATGAGGCTCATGGTCGTTCCTTACGAGGGATTCTGCACTGGGTTGAGGATGATGAAGCCGGGGCCGTTCCGGGTTCCGGAACGCCACAGGTTCGGCTGTACCTGACCGAAATGGCTCTGCACCATTCCGTCCTTCTGTTTGGCCGCGCCGAAGATCGGGCCAGCCTCGATCTCCGCGAACCGCTGGCTCTGCTGCCCGTCCTCGTATGCCTCCGCGACGGCGCGGACATACGAGATGAGCGTCGCCTCGACGTGCTTCGGGATCGAGATGACCTCCGAGGTCGCCGTCGAACTGGTGACCGACTGCCACCCGGTTCGGTACAGAATCTTCAGCGACTCCGCGCTCGTCGGCGTCGGATACAACTCCAGACGGAACGACTGCGTCGGGGCAAGCGTCGTGGGAAGCACCGTCTTGACGTATGCGCGCCACGTCAGATCCGGGTAGTTGGTCTGACGAGCCGTCTCGACCTCCTCCGGGGACTGGATCCACAGAGGCTGATCCTGCTTCCAGACCTGCGTCAGTTCAGCGAAGTCGGAGGGAAGCGCGACGTATGACTGCGACACGACCGTCGTGACGGTCGAGGTCGCCTCCCGGAACTTCCACGGGTGGGTGAACAGATGCTCCCCTGCGGTGTTGATGATCTCCGCCTGACGTTCCGCAACGGTCTGCCCGGAGGCCGTCGAGGGACGACCGCCTATGGCAAGCAGGACGTGGTTCTTGAGATCTCCGTAGGTAAGCATGGGTAATTCCACTGGCCGGGTTTCCCCGGCCAGTGGTGAATGGTTGCGTCAGATCAGGTCAGGGCCGTAGCCGTGCCATCAATCGGGCCGTTGAACAGCAGAACGGGAATGTTCGCAGACGCCGCAGCCGTCACGGCGCCAAGCGAGATCGCGACGGTCGTGTCCGGGTTTGCCGAATCGGCCTCGTTGCCGAAACGACCAGCCGTATCGGACAGGAACAACTTGCTGCCGACGACGACGTTGTTGGTCGTCGCGCGGACAAGAGCGGTGGCGATGCCGCCGAACTGCACGTTGACCACCTGACCCTGCGCGCCCGAACCGGACGGAAGGGAGGTGACGACGCCGATGTATCCGGCGTTCGAGTGCGAGCCGTCACCAGACGAGGCATTGACATCGCCTTCAGCCAACTTCACGCAGGAGAACGGCGAGAGTTCAAAACTCGCGACGGTTTCCGCGGGAGGATAGATGACGCTGGAGTGGTTGAACGACGTGATGACGACGTTTCCGACGACGACTGCCGTGGAATCGCGGTTGATGCAGCGCGCGGAGGTGCCAGCGGGCTGGATCCCGAGCGCACCGTTGTTGGGAGCAAGAATCATTGTGTGTGTCCTTCCTTGTGTGGTAGAGGGGGCGGGATCGCTCCCGCCCCCGTGATTTCATCAGGAGACGCGGAGCGGGGCGACGATACCGTGACGCTGGCGGCTGTTGCAGAACAGGTTCCACCAGCAATCGACGGGCTGCACCCAAGTGAACGGCTGGTTCGGGTGACGCATCACGTCGTGCTTCTTCATGTAGCGGGTGCTGTGGAAGATCGGCGTGAGGTACGCGCCGTTCACGAACCAGAAACGCGCGCCCTTGTCAACGGTGGCAGCGCCAAACTCGGTGCTGGCGCTGTCAATGGTCTTTCCGTTACGATCAGACACAGATCCGTCCGAAACGCCAGCCGCGACTGCCGGGTAGATAGCAGCGGTATCGAGGTTGGCGCAGTACTCCAGCGGAATGCCGGAGAACGTCGGGGTGTTGTACGCGCTGTCCTGCGGACTGACCAGCATGTCATTGGTCGCACGGAGGCCGCGCTTGTAGAAGTTGATGCCATCCTTAGAGCAGAGGATCATCTGCCGCTGGAAGTTCGTCTCCTCGAAGTACTGACGCTGGGTCAGGGGAGCCTTGAACTGCACCTTGAGGTACATGTCGTCGAACGCGCCGAACAGGCTGTAGACGTTGCGGACGATGCTGGCGTTCGCGTTGTGGCCCGTGTAGTCGCCAGCGGCCTTCGCGGTCACCGCGCTGTTCACGTCAGCCTGACGGCTGTAGAACGACACCTGATTCGACCAGCGGGGATCGTTCTGCGGATTGATGCCGAGGATGGTGGTCGTACCCCATCCGGCGGGAATCATGCCGCGCTCACCGAGCGTAGCGGTCGAGTTCGTGATCGTCTCCGTGATGAACGACGGAAGTGAGTACGGCTCCTTGCCGCCAGTCTCCATGTTCCCGGCGTTGGCGTAGGGGCTGGCCCACAGGTCGTTCTCCATGCCGTTCAGCATGGAAGTCCACATGCGCATCTCCTTGACGCGCTTAAGACGCTTGTACATGACCTTGGCGTCGCCGTCGTTGAGTTCGACCTCCTGATCAGTCCACGACATGTAGTCCATCGAGAAGCGCCACGGGGCCGACAGGGTGTCCGTGACCTGCGGGTTGTTCCAAGTGAACGTGTCGTTGGGCTGGTACTTCTGGTAGGTCGAGGCGTCGTCGAAGACGATCACGTCCTTGATGGACGTACCGCCCTGAACCAGCGTCTCGCTGGCCTTCTCCTTCAGCATGCGGGAGAGGACGTAGTTGTTCTTGACGGCCTCGTTGATGACTGCATCGGCGGACTTCAGGTACGCAGGCCCGGTGGACTGCATGAAGTCGTTGAACTGGGTAATCGAAGGCATTTGCCTTGCTCCTTACTTTCTTGAAGCGGATCGGAGGCGGATGCCCCCGCCCGACATGATCTGGTCAAGGATCTCGTCGTCCGCGTCCCGAGGCGGCGGCTTCACCGGGGCCGTGGTCCCCTTGGGGGCCGTCGGCTGGCTGGCACGCACGTTCGGAGGCGCTGACGGCCTCGATCCAACGATGGCCGAGTAGGCGGCGGCGGCGAGTTCGTCGACGCTTGCGTACCCACCCGGCTTCGCAGCCCCGAGTTCCGACATCTTCGCGAGGACCGCGTCGTAGGCGGGGGCCTTGGCCCCGTACTGGACGCGGAGCGAGACATCGGCAGCACGGGCCTGCGCAAGCAGCAGTTGCTCCTGCATCTGCGCTTGCTGCTGCTGGAAGGCCATGCGGACGGGACTGACGACATCGTCGCCGTACACCGCCGCCATCTGCGCGAAGGGATCGGCCGCCGCAGGCGTTTCCGACGGAACAGGCGTGTTGTCCTGCACCTGTGGATTCTGCTGCGCGCCCTTCGACACCTGCTCCTCCAACTGCTTCAGACGACCGCCGTACGAGTCAACGTCCTTCTGCCGCTTCGCCGCCGATTCCGCCCACTTGGAGAGGATCTCGGGAGAAGCCGAGGCGATGACCTCGTCGGGTACGCCGTCCCTTTTCAGGACCTTGGCGACCGCGTCACGGTCGAATGACGGGGCATCGGGTGCGGGGGCTGGCTCGGAGGGAGCAGCGGACGAATCCACGTCTGCCTCCTTGTCGTCCTCCGTCTCGATGCTGTCGAGCAGCCTCGCGAGGATTGCGTCGTCGTCATCGGAGTTGGCCTCGACGGCTTCCGTGACCTGCGCGGTGTCCTGCACGACCTGCTCCGCCGTCCCGTCGGACGGCGTGTCGGCCTGCACGATGGGTTCAGCATTGCTGTCCATGTTCAGTCCTCTGCCCTGACGTAGCCGTGGCGGGACGCTACGTTGCGTTCCTCACGGCGACTGTGGATGATCGGATGCCCGTTCGCGTCGCACTTGACGCCCGCGAGGTTCCGCGGAAGCGCCCGGCTGACGTACGGATAGGCCGAAGTTGTGAAGTTCGGGCTGACCTGCGTGCCGCTCGGGACGCGGACGACGGTGCCGAACAGCGGATGCTCGAACGACGAGCCGATGGCGGGTACGTCGCGCATCGCGAAGACGCACTCGATGACCTTCCCGTCCTTCGTCTCGAACTCGTAACTCGGCATCATGCCCTCGCTGCTGCCGCCGCGATCGCCGCCTGCGCACGGGCAGGGACGGCCGGGGCCTCGCCAGTAGGAGAAGGTGCCGGGCCGGAAGCGGGAACACCCCCCTGCGCCGGGGACGGGATTCCGGGACCGGGCATGCCGCCCTGCATCTTGCGGATGACCTCCTCGTCGATGAAATCCTGCATCTGCGGGACGTTCTGCGCGTCACCGAGGAACGAGAGCAGGTCGCGCCACTTGATCCAAGGCATGGCGGGGATCGCCTGCCCGGCGGACGTGATGACCTGAAACACCTCGACGGCACGCTTCTGGGCGAGCATCTCGGAGGTGCGCTCCATGCTGTAGGCGTCCACGTCGACCTGCATGTCCTCCCAAGCGCCGACCTTCAGGCCGCCCTGAAACACGGGATCCTGCATTCCAGCCTCGCGGGCGTCCTCGCCGCCGACCGGGATGACGATGCGCTCGTCGTGGAACATGTACCAGCCGATGTTGCGGAACACCGTGTCCATCGAGTCCTGAAACGCCCGCTTGAGG